GTGTCGGGCACTGGCCCCGTGTCAATGGTCGATAACGGCACGCAGCTCTTCATTGCGGCCAACCCTGACGGGTACATCTACGACGCGGCAACTGAAGCGTACGCTGAGATTACCGACGTCGACTTTCCAGGCGCGGTGACTGTCGGCTATCTGGACGGTTACTTCATCTTTCAGGAGCCCAATTCAGACCGCTTCTGGACGTCTGAGCTGCTCGATGGCACCCAGATTGACCCCTTGAGCTTTGCAAGCGCTGAAGGCATGCCAGACAGGCTAATATCGCTGTTTGTTGACCACCGTGAGGTGTGGCTGTTCGGCACCCAGTCCGTTGAGGTCTGGTACGACGCGGGCACAACACCCTTCCCGCTGGCTCGCATCCAAGGTGCTGTCAACGAGATCGGCTGCGCTGCGACCTTCTCGGTCGCCAAGATGGACAACTCGCTGTTCTGGCTGGGGTCGGATGCCCGTGGCCAAGGCGTGGTGTTCCGCGCCCAAGGCTACACTGGCCAGCGCATTTCGACCCACGCGGTCGAGTACGCCATCCAGAGCTACGGCACGATCTCAGACGCGATTGCGTTCACCTACCAGCAAGACGGCCATGCGTTCTACGTGTTGACCTTCCCGACCGCCCAGAAGACTTGGGTGTTCGATGTGGCAACCCAAGCCTGGCATGAGCGTGCCGGGTTTGCCAACGGCCAGTTTATCCGTCACCGCGCCAACTGCCAGATGTTCTTCAACAACGAAGTGGTGGTGGGTGACTTCCAGAACGGCAAGATTTACGCGTATGACTTGGACGTGTTCGCTGACGACAACCTGCCCCAAAAGTGGTTGCGGTCATGGCGGGCGCTACCTACCGGCCAGAACAACTTAAAGCGTACTGCCCAGCATGCGTTGCAGCTTGAGTGCGAGACAGGTGTTGGATTGGTGATTGGCCAAGGCAACGACCCGCAAGTCATGCTGCGCTTCTCAGATGACGGCGGTCACACATGGTCAAACGAGAAGTGGGCTGGCATGGGCAAGATGGGCAATTACGGCTTCAGAGCTTTCTGGCGCCGTCTGGGCATGACTGACAAGCTGCGTGACCGCGTGTACGAGGTGTCGGGCACCGACCCCGTCAAGATCGCCATTATGGGTGCCGAACTTGCATTGACCGGCACCAATGCCTAACCCAGATAACGAACCGCAAATACCCAAGAACCAGTCGCCGATCATCGACGACCGGACGGGCATGGTTTCGCGGGATTGGTATAGGTTTTTTCTAAATTTATTAAACCGCACCGGCTCCGGCACCGTCACGTCGGTAGATGTCTCCGGCGGCACCACGGGTCTGACGACCTCTGGTGGGCCTGTCACGACGTCAGGCACGATTACCCTAGCAGGAACCCTAGACGTCGATAACGGCGGCACAGGCGCCACCACAGCCAGCGGAGCACGTACTAACCTTGATGTGCCCAGCACAACGGGGTCAGGTGCATCAGGCACTTGGGGCATCAACATCACAGGCAGCGCGGTTAGTGTAGCCAACGCCCTGACTGCCGGCACCGGCATCTCGTACAGCGTTGGCACGACCTACAACGGTTCGGTGGCGGTGACCATCAATAACGCAGCGCCTGACCAGACGGTGACCTTAACGGGCGGCACGGGCATTAACACGTCGGGCACGTACCCCAACTTTACGATCACCAACACCCTACCCATGACGTACCCTGGGGCGGGCATCCCCAACTCAACCGGCACGGCTTGGGGCACGTCGTACTCGACCACAGGGTCGGGCACGGTGGTGGCGTTAGCCACATCACCTAGTTTTACCACGCCAATTTTGGGTACACCGCAATCAGGCGACTTTAGCACCGGCACGTTTACATGGCCGACGTTTAACCAAAACACCACTGGCAATGCAACAACTGCAACAACAGCAACAAATGCAACAAACGTTACGGTAACTACTTCAACGACATCTAGCGCGTTTAAAGTTCCGTTTGCCAACACAACGGTAAGTACGACTGGGAACTACGGCCTGTTACAAGACAGCACTGCCACGTTTACTTACAACCCCAGCACAAACACATTGACGGTAGGTACCGTTTCTGCTGCACTATCTGGCAACGCTACTACTGCTACAACGCTTCAAACCGCCCGTACCATCGGTGGGGTTAGTTTTAACGGCTCCGCAAACATTGATTTACCCGGCGTCAACATTGCCGGCAACCAGAACACAACCGGCACAGCAAGTAATGTTACGGGCACAGTAGCAATTGCCAACGGCGGCACGGGCGCGACGACGGCACCAACAGCGCGCACAAACCTCGGCGCAACGACTGTTGGGTCAAACTTCTTTACCCTGACTAACCCAAGCGCGATTACTTTTGTGCGCATCAACGCGGACAATACGGTATCCACCCTCGACGCAGCTACGTTTAGAACCGCGATCGGCGCAGGCACCGGCAGTGGAACTGTCACGTCAGTAACGGGTACTTCGCCAGTAGCTTCCTCCGGCGGAACTACGCCTGCCATTAGCCTTTCTTCTGGCTACGGAGATACTCAGAACCCGTATGCCAGCAAAACAGCTAACTTTGTGTTGGCCGCGCCTAACGGTACAGCGGGTGTTCCGACGTTCCGAGCCATTGTTGCAGCAGACATCCCTACGCTCAACCAAAACACAACCGGCACAGCGGCCAACGTGACCGGCACTGTCGCTATTGCCAACGGCGGCACAGGCGAGACAACCCGTCAAGCCGCAATGGACGCGCTGGCCGGAGCGGTGACGTCCGGTCAGTATCTGCGCGGCAACGGTACTGATGTTGTCATGTCTGCTATCCAAGTTGCTGATGTGCCAACCCTGAACCAGAACACCACAGGTTCTGCGGCTACGCTGACCACGGGCAGAACTATCGCTATTACAGGCGATTTAGCCTATACCAGCCCAAGTTTTAACGGTTCTACTAACGTCACCGCAGCAGGCACACTGGCTACTGTCAATACCAATGTGGGCAGTTTTACAAATGCCTCAATTACCGTTAACGGCAAAGGCTTAATAACGGCGGCATCTAGCGGCACTGCGCCCGTTACTTCAGTTACGGGAACATCGCCAGTCGTATCGTCAGGCGGCGCAACACCAGCTATTAGTCTGGCGTCAGGTTACGGCGACACACAGAACCCTTACGCTAGTAAGACGGCTAACTTCTTTTTGGCGGCGCCCAACGGTACGGCGGGCGTTCCAACGTTCCGCGCGGTTGTTGCGGCAGACATCCCTACGCTGAACCAGAACACCACGGGCACGGCTAGTAACGTCACCGGCACGGTAGCTATTGCTAACGGTGGTACGGGTCAGACGACTAAACTTGCGGCTTTTGATGCCTTGTCGCCTGCGTCTACTAAGGGCGACTTAATTGCGTTTGATGGCACGGACAATGTCCGCTTGCCGGTGGGCGCTGACGGACTGGTATTGCAAGCCGACTCCACTCAGACTACCGGTCTTAAATGGGCCGCTGCCGGTAGCTCGGGTGCTACGATCACAAACGACACCGCAACTTCGACAAATGTCTACCCGACGTTTGCTGCTGCGACTTCGGGAACGCTGGCTACCATCTACACTAGCAATGCAAAATTACTATACAAACCCAGCACGGGTGAATTAACATCGGAGCATTTGGTAGCGGGCAACGGCATATTTGTCAATAGCTTAACTATTGATGTCAGCTATACAATTGCTGCCGGCACGTCAGGTATGTCCGCTGGGCCGGTAACCGTAGCCAGCGGCACAACGGTTACGGTGGCCAGTGGGTCACGATGGGTGGTGGTGTGAACGCGGTTGAGCTATTTGACCCTGACAGCACGGCGGTGGTTACGCCGGAAGTGATGCGGCAGAAAGTCGTTGCATTGCAAGACGAGCTGTTGCAAATGCCGCAGGCTGACATAGTAACAACACATACGTTTTTGCCGGGTGTGTACGAGCGAAAGATTACGGTGCCGCCGTGGACAGTATTGACGGGCGCCGCGCACAAGACGGACTACCGCGTGCGGCTGGAAAAGGGCACAATAGCTGTCAATATTGATACGGAAGTGGTGGTACTGACAGCACCGTGTGAGTTTGACGCCAAGGCAGGTGAGCAACGCGCCGGGCGGGTGTTTGAAGACGAAGTGGTGTGGGTGGACATCTACCCTAACCCAGACAACTGCCAAGATTTAAGTGTCATTGAAGATCGGCTATATGTGGTGCCCGAATGCGGTTTGGGCGACGCCCGCAAGCGATTAGCGCTTACAAATGAAACTGAAGGGGAAGTATTATGGCTGGATGGACAGCAGCAGCAATCGCCGGTGGCGCCGTTATTGGCGGTATAGCCAGCGGACAAGCAGCTAGAGAACAATCAAAAGCAACTGATCGCGCGACCGCTGCGCAAGAGCGCATGTTTAACCGTCA